ACTAAGACCGATGAAAAAAAAGGAAAACGTAATGATTTGTTGGAAGCTAAATCTTTGATAGAAGACGGCGCAGACGACTTACAGGTAGCAGATGAATGCTTCGCCTCTTGGTGTAGATATGACAAAGCTTTTCAGACCTATAGACAAAAACTCATTGCTGCTGGCCGACTCCCAATCCAAAAAAGAGGCGCCGTTACTACTTACGTACTCTGGGGACCTCCTGGCTCAGGAAAAACTACTATGGCTAGACGTCAGGCTGGCGTCCCTGATGATGGAGGACCTGAACTTTTTGAAAAGGCCCCACAATCAGAATGGTGGACTGGCTACCAAGGACAGGAACAAATACTCCTCGATGAGCATAACTCTGGATGGCTCAAGTGGGATACCTTCATGGCACTCCTCAACCCAGTGGGTGGACCACTACTTGTCCCAGTGCATGGAGGGATGGTAGACATCAAGGCTACCAAGATCTATATAACCTGCAACGAACCTCCTGAGAATTGGTACAAGAACATAAGCCCTCATAAGCTACCAGCTCTATGGAGACGCCTAGATACGGGTGGAGTTTTCCAAGTTTCTGCCGACCACACTACAACCCATTTACCCAATTATGAGCGTTCACCACCTCCTCAAATAACTGGTTGCAACTTTTAGCCAATAAAATCATTTTACAAAAAAACCACGATGAGTTCGTACAGCCGCAAGAGGAAAAGACCATCAGGCACTCGCTATGCTACACAACGTGCTAGAAAATTATATCGCTCTTCTCGCTACAGCCGATCAACTGCACTAGCCCCCCCTAGAACAGGCGGTTATTTTGGAACCTCAATGAGAAGTATTAGTGAGGCTAAGGTAAAAGACGTTGATCCTGCCTCCTACAACACCGACACTACTGGGACCATTACTCTAATGAATGGCATCGCTACTGGCTCTGACTTCACTGACAGGATTGGCAGGAAGATCCTCATGAAATCAATCTATATCAGGGGAGTGTTCAGAATGGAAGGCACAAACGCTTTATCTACTCTATCCAGACTCCTTCTAGTTTATGATATGCAGACTAACGGCGTTGCCCCTGCTATAACAGACATTCTTAAGAGCGCTAACTCCCAGTCTCAGCTTAACCTGAACAACAGAGACCGCTTCAAAATACTAATGGATAAACAGGTAGCAATCGGTGGCCAGGATATAGCTGCAGGTGGCTACGGCTCCCCTACTACTGTTGCCCTTAAGAAGTTTAAGAAGTGTAGACTTGAAACAATTTATGGAGGAACCCTGAGCACGGTTGGCTCAATTAATACTGGTGCTCTTTGGTTAATTTCTATTGGTGATCAAGCCGCTGGCTCCGCTGCAGAATTTGCAGGAAGTATTCGTGTCAGATTTATCGACGCTTAAATGGAGAACAAGTCACAGCTCCCTATAAAAAAGCAGTGGCCCCCTCACACAGGGGATGAGAATAAAGCACTTTACAACCGTTGAGAAAAAGAAGTTGGCCCTGCCTTTACAAATGGTACTTCTGCTTGGCTTCAAGTCCTTGATGAGAGACTAACTAAGCTTGAGCTATACTGTTACGAGAGACTAGAGGTACTTATACTATTTGTTGGGACCCCTCACAGTGTTCACCCAGGATTACTCCGAGGGAGAGAGAGATACAGATATGGAGGAAGATGATGATGATACAGAAGTAGACTCTGACTACGCTGACTGACTTACATTTTACAACAAGAATAAAACATTCTTTGACTCTTACTATTGTGACGCCCTTGGGGCTGCCTGGGGGGGGGCCGAGCACCGGCCGCCGGGCCCGCGCCCGTACAGGTAACCCCCGCGACCGTAGGGAGCACCCCCCCTCTTTTGCCGGTGGGGGGTGGCTGCGAGAAGGTTTGCAGCCGCAGGCAGAACGGGGGCAGGAGCGTTAGCGACGCGGGGGTGGAACCCCCTCTACACTTGATGCTAAGTCAAATTGCCGTAGGACCTTCAGTCCGCATATCAAGGGGGTTTGGGGGGACTTGGTCCCCCCATGTGCGGCCCGGCCCGGCCCGGCCTGGGGCCGCCCTGGGGCCGCCCTGCCCGATAAAAATTTCACATAAAATCTTAAATTAAAAATTTCCTAAAGCCCGCCCGGATCGTAGGTTCTGGTCTTAGTATTACCCAGAACCTACGTACCACGCACCAGACGCATGTCCCGCGGCCCGCACGCCAAGTATTGGGTTTTTACAGAAAACGACAATGCCGATGCCTTTGTGGCTATGCTTGAGATTGAAGGCCTTCCAGCAGGCATCACCTATCTTTGTGGACAGCTCGAGAAGACCACCCACCTACACTTCCAGGGTTACTTGGAACTTGATGCTAGACAAAGAGTATCTTGGCTTAAGAAATCCCTAAGCCCCACCGCTCACTTCGAGAAGCGCATGGGTACACAAGATGAAGCTATAGCCTATTGCTCTAAAGAGGATAACACTACCATAGCCGGCACCTTCACAGAGTTTGGAACTAAGACCGATGAAAAAAAAGGAAAACGTAATGATTTGTTGGAAGCTAAATCTTTGATAGAAGACGGCGCAGACGACTTACAGGTAGCAGATGAATGCTTCGCCTCTTGGTGTAGATATG